CGTGTAGAAATTTTAGATAAAACAGGAAGTATAGGTATATTTGATGAAGAGCAAACCACAATTGAGGCTGGACGAAGTTATATTGCACTCTGTTCTGATAATAGAATTGTTAGTGCTATTCCTGTGGATGAAATAAAGAATTCTGATTCTGCACTTATTAAATTTTTGAACTATAGAATGTTGCCGTATAAAGATGACGAGTTGTTTGTGGTATCCTTTAAGCCAAGAATTACAAAGGCTGGTAAAAAGATGGCATCATTAACTTTAGCAGATACGTCTAGAGAGTTACATCCTGTAACTGTATTCCCTACGGCTTTTGCTAAGGCGTATATGAAGATTGAAGAAGGACACGCATACAAGTTTGCATTAGGAAAAACAAAAGACGGAACTGTTATATTGGAGGATATAAATGTCAGTTAGCATAGAAGATGTTTTGGCGCAATTAAGCCCTAAGTTAAGAAAGAATATTTTAGTAGGAGATGCAATTCCAAAAACAGAATATGCAGCAACTCCAAGTTACGGGCTTAACCGTGCACTAAATGGCGGACTACCTTATGGCAGACAGGTCTTAGTATGGGGCAGCAAGTCAAGCGCTAAGTCATCTTTATGTTTACAGATGATTGCCCTTGCTCAACAAGAAGGAAAGGTCTGTGCTTGGATCGATGCAGAAATGTCATATGATAAAGATTGGGCAACTAAATTAGGAGTGGACACATCTAAACTCATAGTATCTCAGGCTCGCACAATAAATGAGATGGTAGATGTTGGAGTAAATCTTATTGAAGCGGGAGTAGATATTATTGTAGTAGATTCAATTACATCATTACTTCCAGCAATATACTTTGAAAAAGATTCTGATGAACTTAAGCAATTAGAAAATACGAAACAAATTGGTGCAGAGTCAAGAGATTTCAGTAATGCTTGGAAAATGCTTAACTATGCTAACAATAAAGTTAAGCCAACTTTGTTAGTTCTTATTAGTCAATCACGAAATAATATTAATGCGATGTATACAAGTCAACAACCTACGGGTGGTCAGGCTACAAAGTTTTATTCATCTACTGTAATTAAGTTGTTTTCATCAGAATCAGATAATCAAGCAATAAAGGGGAAGATCTATGTTGGTGACAAGGCTATTGAAGAAAAGATTGGTAGAAAAATTCGATGGGAGTTACAGTTTTCTAAAACTTCTCCTGCTTTCCAATCTGGTGAGTATGATTTCTATTTTAGAGGCGACAGCGTGGGCATTGATTCTATCGCTGATCTTGTTGATACCGCTGAGTTGATAGGTATCGTTGAGCGCACAGGCGCTTGGTACTTACTGCCAGATGGATCAAAGGTACAAGGTAGAGAAGCATTTGTTAATAGAGTAAGAGAGGATCTTGACTTACAAGATATGATCAAGGCTAAGATTAGTGGATAAATATTCTATTTATGAGGGTAAGTTTCCTTGTAAAACTTGTAAAAAAGAAGTTAGAACAATAAGAGTTTATGTAAAAACTGGCATGGCCTCTTGGATGTGTCCTGAAAAACATTTATCAGAAGTACAGTTATTTAAAGTTGGATACAAGAAGGTAAAAATAAATGACTGAGAAAAGCGAAAGTAAAAGAATAGGTGCCAAACAGCATAAGAATTCTGGTAGAAATACAAAAAAGGGCGATGCTACATGGAATAATTTTACTGTTGACTTTAAAGAAAATAGTAAATCATTCACATTAAATCAAGATGTATGGGCCAAGGCAACAACTGACGCTATCAAAAACGGGAATGATCCAGCCATAGTAGTGGTACTTGGCGAGGGAAGCAAGAAAGTTAGACTTGCTATAATAGAGTTAGAACTACTAGAGCAGATGGTGAATAATGGAACAGAATAACACAACGCTTGAAATGGTAAATGGCTTGTCAGAAATAGCAGAATATATGGAGGATGAAGAGTTAACCGCTGCTCTTACATTTATTGCTAAGATTATTATTAAGCCAGATATCCCTATGAATGTTGCAACTATAGAGATAGTTAGGCTACAGGCAATAGCAGCAAAAATGGCATTTAAAGCAACATGGATGGCTAATGTGGATAAATCAGACAGAGGCAAGAAAAATATTTATTATACTGCAGCAGAGTCTATCAACAATCTTGTATCTGCTCTTAAATACATAACACGATGAGAACTGGTATAATTATACAAACAAAGGAAACTATGACAAAAAATTTATTAAAAGAAGTTATGATTAAGACAGAGACTAAAGAATTCTTTAATTCATTTGATATTAGTGGGATGAAAGAAAAGATAGAGTCTGGATACCTGGTAGGTAGAGAAACTAAGAATCAAAAAAAGAAGACATTTGCCCCCTCTACTTTAGTTTATGGTCACGGAGAGTGTGCAAGATATTGGTATCTTGCATTTGAGGGAGGAGATTTTGAAGATTTCTCTGATGCTTTTGCAGTAGCCAATATGAGCAACGGATCATTGTCTCATGAAAGAATTCAAAAGGCATTGCTTGATTCTGGGATAGCAAAAAAATTCTTAGATGAAAAACATTTTGAAAAATATAAAGAAGAAAAAGATACCACAGAGTTCAAAATTACACATTCTGATCCTCCAATATTTGGTTATGGTGACGGAATAATTAATTGGAATAACGAAGAGATGGTTATAGAAATTAAAACCGCTCAGAGTGACGGCTTTGAATATAGAAAAAATCATTCCAAGCCAAAGGCAGGGCATTTAATGCAATTGCTTATTTATATGAAAATTCTTAAGAAGCAAAAAGGTGTTTTGATTTATGAAAATAAAAATAATCATGAACTTCTTTTGTTTCCTATAGAGGTTAACGGTCATTACATTCGGTGGGTAGATCAAGCGTTTGACTGGATGAGAACAGTTCGTGAGGCATGGAAAAATAAAACTTTGCCTGCGAAGAATTACAGATCTAATTCAAAAATTTGTAAGACATGTCCTTTACAGAAAATGTGCGCTGATGCTGGGGATGGAACTATTAAAATAAAATCCTTGGAGCCATTAGAAAATGAAGAACTGTAAATGGTGTGATAAAGAGTTTTACACTAAAATATCTTATCAAATATATTGTTCTGAAGAATGTAGAGATCTTGCTACTAAAGAAAAAATAGCAGAAAGATATGTACAAACCAGAAGACAAAAAAGAAAAGGTAAGAATAGATTATGCAAGCAGTGTGGAGAAAAACTTTCTATTTATAATGATGATCAGTTATGTTCAAAATGTAACATTAATCCAGGAGATGTTAAAAAAGTATTAAAACAAATAAAGGGGTTTTCGAATGGTAGAGAGTAATCCAAAGACTTTTGTTGCAATCGATGCAAGCACAAATAGTCTTGCTTTTGCTTTGTTTGTTGACAATGATCTTAACAGTATTGGAAAGATTCATTTTGATGGAGACAATATTTATGAAAAAGTTATGGATGCTGGTAAAAAAGTAAAAGCCTTTTTTGATATATATGGTGGGTTTGAAGCGATAGTTATTGAGCATACTGTATTCATGAATAGCCCTAAGACTGCTGCAGATCTTGCATTGGTACAAGGGGCTATCCTTGGGTCAGCAGGACAGTCTGGAACTAAAGTAATTGGAAAGGTATCTCCAATAACTTGGCAAAACTATATTGGAAATAAAAAGATTTCTAAAGAAGAGCAACTTCTTATTCGTGCACAGAACCCTGGAAAGTCTGCTTCTTGGTACAAGGCTTATGAAAGAATGCTTCGTAAAGAAAGAACTATTAATTTTATTAACATAAATTATGATAGAACAATTACAGATAATGATGTTGCAGATGCTTGTGGCATTGGTCATTGGGCTGTAAAAAACTGGAATAAAGCAATTGGAATTGACAAGGGGTAGTCATGGCTGGTAAACTATATACAAACGAACTATGGCTAAAAAAAAGATATCACATGGACAAAAAAACTCCTGAAGATATAGCCAAAGAATGCGGGGTAAGCGTGGAAACTATTTATGTATATTTGGCAAAATTTGGATTAAGGAAATCAAAGAGATGAGTTTAGATCGAGTATTTGAAGACATGAATCGTTTTAAGTGTGAGGACCTATATCTTTTAACAGTGGGAACCTCTGCTGGAAAAGAAATATGGGATTCTTGTCATGAGGTTGCTCATATGTTAATTAAAAAGAATATAGCCTATGGAGACTCAGCCTTAAATCCAGTTCGTGTTTTTAGCAAAGCAGACCCTAGAGAGCAATTACATGTTCGTATAGATGATAAACTTAGTCGTATGATGCGTGGTACAGAATATCCAGGAGATAATGATATTGATGATTTAATCGGGTATCTTATTTTATTGAAGATTGCTAAGGAGAGATATGTCGACTGAAGAAGATTTAGTTAAACATCTTGATGAAATTAACGTTGTTGTTGGAGAGTACCTCAAAGGTAATGATGCAACAAAGATATCTAAAGATTTAGCAATACCACGAACTCGTGTTGTTCAACACATCAATGAGTGGAAGGTAATGGCTTCTGCAAACGATGCAATTCGTGCTCGTGCAAAAGAAGCATTAGCAGTTGCTGATACACATTACAATAAATTAATTGCAAAATCATATGAGGTTATTGATGAAGCGTCAATGACCAATAATTTAGGCGCAAAGACTCAAGCAATTAAACTAGTTATGGACATTGAATCTAAAAGAATTGATATGTTGCAAAAGGCTGGTCTATTAGAAAATAAAGAATTAGCAGAAGAAATGGTTCAGATAGAAAAGAAACAGGAAGTTCTTATGGCTATTCTTCGTGATATTGCATCAGAGTATCCACAAATTCGTGATGAAATTATGCGTAGACTTTCTGATATTGCAAAGAAAGATGAAGTGATTACAATTGTCCACGATGTTTGATGATTTTCTTGAGGCTCTTAAAGATAATCATTTTGAAGAGACTCCAGTAGATGCAAAAACTTTTATAGAGTCTCCAGATTATTTGGGGCAGCCAGGATTATCCACAATTCAATATGACATAGTAGAAGCAATGAGTCAGATTTATCGTAAAGAAGATTTACAATTTATTATGGGGGAAGAAGAGGGGGCAAGGTATTATGAAAAATATACAAAAAACGAAATCATTTTACAACTTGGCAAGGGTAGCGGTAAAGATTTCACCTCTACTGTGGCTTGTGCTTATATTGTATACAAACTACTTTGTCTTAAAGACCCTGCAAGATACTTCGGAAAACCATCTGGAGACGCTATAGATTTAATTAACGTTGCTATCAACGCTCAACAGGCTAAGAACGTTTTCTTTAAAGGTTTTAAGTCTAAGATTGAAAGGTCCCCTTGGTTTGCTGGTAAGTATGAAGCAAAGGTGGATTCAATTAGTTTTGATAAATCAATTACAGTTTATTCTGGTCACTCAGAGCGTGAGTCTCATGAGGGCTTAAATCTTTTACTTGCAGTACTTGATGAAATTTCTGGTTTTGCTACAGAAGTAGGTACTGGAAATGAACAAGGCAAGACTGCTGATAATATTTATAAAGCCTTTCGTGGATCAGTCGATTCTCGTTTCCCAGATCTTGGCAAGGTAGTTCTTCTTTCATTTCCTCGTTATAACGGAGACTTTATTTCTGAGCGGTATGAAGCAGTAATTGCTGACAAAGAAGTAGTAACAAAGACTCATAAATTTATTATTAACCCGCTACTTCCAGAAGATGATAAGGATAACTGGTTTGAAATATCTTGGGATGAAGACCATATTAAATCATATAAATATCCTGGAGTATTCGGATTAAAAAGACCTACATGGGAAGTTAACCCAACAAGAAAGATCGATGATTTTAAGATTGCATTTATGACAGACCTTGGCGATGCTATGATGCGTTTTGCTTGTGTTCCAACTTATGCATCTGATGCTTTCTTTAAGCAGGCAGACAAAGTTAGAGCATGTATGACAGCCAGAAATCCTTTGGATCAATTCAGAAGATTTGAAGAAAACTTTAAGCCAGATCTAGATAAGGTTTATTATGTCCATGCTGACTTAGCGCAGAAGCACGATAAGTGTGCGGTAGCAATTGCACATGTTGATAAGTGGGTTAATGTTCAGGTAATTAAAGACTACGAACAGATATCACCTATTGTCGTTGTCGATGCTGTTGCATGGTGGGAACCAAAAGTAGAAGGCCCAGTCAATCTTTCAGAGGTAAAGCAGTGGATACAAAATCTACGCAGACTTGGATTTAATATAGGGCTGGTTACTTTTGACCGTTGGCAGTCCTTTGATATTCAGAACGAATTGCAGGCGGTAGGCATGAGAACAGAAACAGTTTCTGTAGCCAAGAAGCATTACGAAGACATGGCTATGCTTGTGTATGAGCAAAGACTAGTAATGCCTGCTATCGAACTTTTGTTTGAAGAACTAACAGAACTTAAGATTATGAAAAATGACAAGGTCGATCACCCACGCAAAAAATCTAAAGACCTTGCCGATGCTGTGTGCGGTTCTATTTTTGGTGCCATATCTTATACACCAAGAGACCAAAACCTTGAAGTTGATGTTCACACATTTAGAGGACAGCCCCGCAGAGTTGACACGCTCCCTGAGAACGTGATACAATATAAACCTAACCAAATAGAAGATATAAAAGACTATCTGGATAGATTAAAAACAATATAAATCAAAATGAATAATAAAAGGAGAAAAATGAATTCATTTAAGAAGATCGCTCTTGTCGTGGTTGCAGTCATGACTATGGGCACACTCGTAGTGACACCTGCAAGTGCCAATACCGTTTCAGTAGACGTAACAACTGAAGTATCTGGTTCTGGTACAGCAGCCTCACCATTCACAGTAAAGGTTCCTTCTGACAACGTAGTAAGCGTTGCAGATACCACAACTGCAACAAACAACGAAGCACTTCTTATCACTGCTACAGTAGTTGCTGGAACACCAGTAACATTTACTGCAGTCGGTGCTAATACACGCCTAGTATCTACAGTTGGTTCAACAGTTAATGCATCTGCTGGATCATCTTCAATTACAGTAACGCCTGCTTCAACAACAGCGACTGTATATGCATATACAACAACTACTGCTGCATCTGCGGTTACAGTTTCTGTAACTGGTGCAAGCACAACAATTTATCTTAAGGGTGTTGCAGGTCCTGCATATGAACTTAAGATGTCAATCCCTGCTTCAGGAAATATTTCTGGCAAGGTAACTGCAACTCTTGATGTAGCAGATATTTTCGGCAACGCTGTTGCTGATACAGTAACTGTTACTACTCTTGGTGGCGCAACTGCTGGAACTGTAACTGCTGATGCTCTTGTAACAGGTCGTTACACATCAGAGATTTCACTTCCTGCAACTGCTGGACCTATTTCTGTTGGAGCATCTATTGCTGCACCAACATCTGTTCCAACAATTAAGTTGGCAACAACCTCAGTAATGTCAATCGTAACAGTTGCTGACCTTGCTGGAGCACTTGCTGCTGCTAACGCTGCACTTGCTGCTGAAAAGGCTGGTCGTGCTGCTGATAAGGTAACTGCAGATGCTGCTCTTGCTGCTGCTGTAGCAAAGGCTGCCTCTGATGCAGTTGCTGCTAAGGCTGCTGCTGATGCTGCTGCTATTACTGCTGCTGCAGAACTTGCTAAGGCTAAGGCTGATGCCGTAACTGCTAAGGTTGCTGCAGACAAGGCTCTTGCTGATGCAACTGCTGCACATGCTACAGAACTTGCAAAGGTTAAGGCAGATAACGCTGCATCAATCGCTGCAATGAAGAAGGCATTCAATGATCTTGCCAAGAAGTGGAACGCAAAGAATCCAAAGGCAAAGGTTACACTTGTTAAGTAATTAACAAATTAAAAGATTTGGGAGTCAGGAAACTGGCTCCCTTTTCTTTTTAAATAAAATGTTATAATAGGTTTATTATAACTGGAGGATGAAAGGATAATTAAAAAATTAACAAGAATACTTACAGCAACTTTACTGGCTTTCGGATTCAATCTTTTCATTCCAGAAAACGCTAATGCTACTTGTATAAACCACATTCAATCACAAACCATAGCAGCAGCATACGAAGGCGATGCAGAACCTACAGTCCATCATATGGATACATGTTCTGGAGATGACATAGGCTATCAAATACCAATCGCAACTACCGTGACTTTTGACGGGGTACAGTATGAAAACATTTATGCAACAACTAACTCAGTAATTACATTTGGTCAACCTGATCCCACATACTGGGCATATCCTAATACACCATCTATCTCCCTATATTCAATGGACTGGTTTCCAGGAGTAAGCAATACATCTGGTTTGGATATATATTATTCAGAGGGCGGGTTTCAATTAAATCTAAATATGGTTCCTTTTGGTAACTATGGGGCACAACCAAGCACAGTAAATATATTAGTGGCTATTACTAATACTGGTAATTTAGCGGTGTCCTATAGTTATCAGGGTCCTGAATATCCAAATCTTAGAACAGGAGTAAGGTTACATAATGGTGACATTGTCTCTCTTGAGGCATGGGGAGCAACCCAAGTTTCTGCTTCTGAGCCAGTTCCTGTATTGCAGGCAGAGCCTATTCCAGAGCCTTCCCCTACTCCTACACAGGAACCATCCCCAGAACCCTCCCCAACGCCCACAGAAGCCCCTATAACGCCAGAAGAACAGCAAGAGCAAGTAGCAGAGGCAGTTCAATTGGCTGGAGAAATATCAGACCTTAATAATCTTATTGCTGCAATAAATGGTGAAGAAATAAATGAACCAGAAACAGAGCCTACAACTGAACCAGAGCCAGAGCCAAGTCCTGATTCTACAGAAGATCCAGATTTACCTGAACCTGATGTTGAAGTTGATCCAGAGATTATTACTCCAGAGGATCCAAGATTCCCTGATGATGAGCAAACTGAACCAGAAGATCCCACTCCTTCTCCAAGCCCTGATACCACAGATGGTGAAAGCGAAGAGACTGATCCAACTCCAGAGCCTTCAGAAGAGCCAACATCTCAGCCAGAGGAAACAGATCAAGGTCAAGAGCCTGAACCTGAGCAACCTGTTGAGGAAGAGCCTATAGTGCCAGCACCAGATAATAATGACACAGACGATAGTAATCCAATTTCAGCAGATGAACTTAATAAGTTAAATAAACTAATTGGACAAAACGATGCTAAGTTGGCTGCCGAATTATCAAACATGCTAACTGAATTATCCACAACAGAGGAAGAAGCAGTAGCAGAAAGTCTTGGAATTAAGGCAGAAGAAGTAGCAATAATTGCAGAAGCAATTAAAGACAATCCAGCAATAGCAGTGGCATTTGTAGAGTTTGCTGGTAGAGCAGAAGAAAACGCAGGTGCCCCAATGCCATATACATTAGCGGATGCTATTACTGAAGTACAAACAGAAGCATTTTTAGCAGACCCACTTGGAGTATTGACAGATATAGATTTTGAAAAATTATTAAGCCCAACAGAATGGGGTAAAGATATGACAGATGATCAGAGAGAAAAGGTTCAAGAGGTAGTCATTCCTGTTATTTTGGTAGGAAATATTGTTAGTTCAGTTATGTCACTAAGGAGGTTATAATATGAACATGATTAAGAAGATAGTTAAAGGACTGTTTAGGTGGTTTAAGGCTGCTGTTATTGAGAGCATAGCCCAGATATTTACCATCCTTGGCTTCTTTATTGCTTGGCTTACCCTTACAGGTACCGCCCAGCAGGTAGTGGGGGTAGCCACATTAATATCAATAGCCCTATGGCTTATTACCATTCCGCTTCGTGAAGAAAAAGAATAGTATAATGTCAATATGAAGATTCGTCATATTTTATTATCGTGTATACTTATATTAGGCCTTTCTGGCTGCGGGTATGACGGTCATTATCGCTACCCTTGCCAGGACCCAGCCAACTGGGATAAGGCAGAATGCAATGTTCCAATATGTGAAACTACTGGAACATGTACAAGGGATATAATTGGAAAAGATACTTGGGATGAGTATCAGAAAACGAAAGGTAAGTAATGTCTAAGCAACGATTAACGCCACAGGATCTTGATGCACGACTAAAGTTTATTCTTGGTTGTACACTTGGAGCAATCCTTCTTTTTACAGCATTAGGAATTTTATATGCTCTTATATTTGTAACACAGCCTATCGGAGCACAGTCAGAAAATGACAAGATGTTCTTTAATGTTTTGGGATCAGTTGCAACATTTATTACAGGAACACTTGCTGGTTTATTAATTGGTCAATCAGGTGCTAAAGATGTTATGGCAGCACAGGTTGCAAATAAAGAGGTAGATGCTAAAAATACTCAAGCAGATAAAAAGTTAGAATCTGAAATTAGAATGGCTGAAGATAAACTTGACGCAGAACTTGACGAAGTAAGAGCAAGACTTGCAAAGAAACCAGATGGCGCTATGCCAGAAGAACAACCAATAGATACTAATTGGGACAAGGAGTAATCATGGCAGAGATGGGAACACCAGAAAAACTTATTGAAGTTGCTGAAGGCGAACTTGGCACTATAGAAGGTCCAAAAGATAACGAAACCAAATATGGCAAGTTCATGAAAGCAAACTTCCAACCATGGTGCGGAAGTTTCGTAAATTGGTGTGCGTCGGAAAGTGGCGTAAAGATTCCTAACACTGTTTATACTCCAGGCGGAGCAGCAGCATTTAAGAAGGCTGGCGCATGGATTGATGGAGACATCGCAGATCCAGAACCAGGAGATATAGTTTATTTTGATTTCCCCTCAGACGGTGTCGATAGAATCTCACATGTTGGTATTGTTGTTGAAGACAATGGAGATGGAACTGTTTGGTGTATTGAAGGAAACACATCTTCAAATAAAAAAGGAAGCCAAAGAAATGGTGGAGAAGTTTGCAAGCAACTCCGTGCATTTAAGAAAAATAAAAAGAATGTAATGATTTCAATCGTCGGCTTTGGTCGTCCTAAGTTTGGCGGTAATGGAGCAGCAAAATCTACTACAAAATCTGAGCCTAATAAGACTGTTAAGAAGTCTAAAACATGCTCAGAATGTGGACAAACAATCAAGTAATTGACACATTTTTAGTTCAATGCTATACTAAATAGTAAATATAGGAAGGCATATTATGACTTGTATTGCTGTTGTACGTCACGAAGATAAAGTCTACATGGCTGGAGATCGTGGAGCCTCAGATGATGGAACTATTTTAGCGCTTGATGCACCAAAGGTATGGAAAATTGGTCCGTACTTAATTGGATATGCGGGGTCTATGGATGGGGAAAGAATTCGTTATAACTTTAAGCCAAGTGCCCCTAATATTAAAGATACAGATAAATTTATGCAGACAAAATTTATCAAAGAACTTCGTGAATTTTACAACGAGTTCTGGGTTGACACATCAAAAGATGGAGACCTTGGTTTAATTATTGTTGTTCGTGGAGAAATATATGAACACAGTTCTGGAGATATGTCTTTATCTAAATATACGCTGCCATATCTTGCTATGGGTTCAGGAGCAGAGTACGCATACGGTGTTTTATATGCAACAGATAAACAAAAAAATGCAAGAAACCGTGTGCATTCTGCAGTAAGCGCAGCAATAAAATTTTCTCCATCGTGTATGGGGCCTATTGACATCGTAAGCATTTAAGGATATACTAGAGGTATGAATCATATGGGTATGGAAGATCTTTCTCCAGAGGAGCAAGAGTTTGGTATCTGGTTACAGAACGGTATCGAAAGAGGCTGGATCAGTGACCCTTATTGTCACACACATGATGGTGGCTATCAGTATATGAGTCAAGAAGAAGTAGAAGAGTGGGAAGCAGGAGGCGACCCATGCGAACACGTAATAAGAATATTCATCTAACAGAAAGGCAACACAAAAAATGAAAAAAATCGTACTATTGGTTATAGCAATTTTTGCTGCATTACTACCAACAACACAAGCACAAGCAAACAATAAAGCACTTGCAATTATAGACAGTTACTTTGATTCAAGAGCACTTGTAGGAAATACTACATGTGTAACTCTTAGCAATGCTGTTTGTGCTGATGACATTAAGGTAATTCCTGCTCAACCTTCACACGAAGTAAACCACGGTAATTCAATGGCTCTTGTTGCTAGAAAGCAGTCTCCAAATATCAATATTATTTTGGTAAGATCTGGAACTGTTGTAATCAATAAGAGAGATGCAAATAAAAGTTATGTAAATGCTATGACTGTTGATCAACTAAATCAAGCATTACTATTTGTAAAGAATAATGCATCAAAGTTTGCAGCAGTTTCATTGTCACGAGGTTCTGCCGATACTGGAAAATGTGCAACAACAAATAGAACTACGGATGCATCTATTAAGTCATTAATTTCTCAACTGAAATCAATGAACATTCCAGTATTTATTTCTACTGGAAACAAGCCTAATAATCCTATTGAATATCCTGCATGCATTTCAGACTCAATGTCTGTTGCTGCTGGTATTGGTGGAACTGTTTATAACAGTAACTACAACTCTACAGTTGACTATATTGGCTCAACACCAGTAAATGTATTTAGTTATAATTTAGGTACATTTTTAGTGCCACAAACTACATCTTCTGCTACAGCAGCAGTCGCATCACATTATGTAAATGGCACATCATTGTCTGGAATTGTTAATTTAATTCCATAAAAGGTTTTGGTCTGTAGTTCAGTTGGTAGAACACTCGACTGTTAATCGAGATGTCGCAGGATCGAGACCTGCCAGACCAGCCAAGGTCCGTTAGAATAGTTGGTTAGTTCGCTACCCTGTCACGGTAGAGGTCACGGGTTCAAGTCCCGTACGGATCGCTCACCAAATAGGTGAATTACAATCTAGGAGGGAATTCAAATTGAATCCTAAAATTACGCTAATAGGACGTATCGGACAAGATCCAGAACCAATTGGATCTGGAATTAGATTCCGTATGGCCACAAATGATAGAATCAAAAATGCTGAGGGTGAATGGGAAGACAGAGACACTTCTTGGTTTACAGTTAAAGCATGGAAAACTCTTGCAGAGCAATCAAAGGGTATGCTTAAAAAGGGACAAGAAGTAATTGTTGTTGGAGTTATGCGTGAAGAAAATTGGACGGATAATAATGGCAGTAAGAGAACTTCATTCGAGGTGGTAGCAGAATCTGTTGGAATTACTACAAAAACTCTTAATAAGGGCTTAGTATCTTCAACTACTGAACCAGATCCTTGGACAAGTAACTAGCAGTATTGCCACTATCGTCTATCGGTTAGGACATCGCCCTTTCACGGCGGAAAGACGGGTTCGATTCCCGTTAGTGGTACGCCTCCTTAACTCAGTGGTAGAGTACCCGCCTTGTAAGCGGGTTGTCGTAGGTTCAAATCCTACAGGAGGCTCTGGTACAATTAACTGATATGAAAATTTTAGGAATTAATGAAACAACGCATGATGCCTCTATATCCTTAATTGAGGACGGTAATATTCTATTTGCTGGTCATTCTGAAAGATTTAGTAAAGAAAAAAATGATTGGTACACAAATGACGAGTTAATAGATTATGCTCTTCAATACGGAAAGCCAGACAAAGTTGCATATTATGAAAATAGGTGGTTAAAAAAATCTAGAATATTAACTCGTGGTGGTTTCGGCGGTGGGAAACCATACTATTTAAATAGAAAAGATTTGCAATGGATTCCTCGTGAATCATTTAGCCATCATTATTCTCATGCAGCAGCAGGGTATTATACAAGTAACTTTGATAATGCTGTAATAGTAGTTTTAGATGCTATTGGAGAATACAATACATCAACAATTTGGATAGGTAATGGATCAAATATATCTCAAATTTATAAAAAGAACTATCCTTTTAGTTTTGGATTATTTTATTCTGCTTTTACTCAATTAGTAGGACTCAAGCCAAATGAGGAAGAGTATATATTTATGGGAATGGCAGCCTATGGAGATTGGGCAAAATATTTTCTTAAGGTAAATGAATACTTTCCAGATTTAAACAAACAAAAATATAATTTTCATAAAGGAATTTTTGACTGGGATATGCCAATTTCAGAACAAGATAAGTTTGACATTGCTGCAGCAGTACAAAAGGTATATGAAAATAGATTAGTTAATTTTATGTCAATGGCACAAAAACTTTCAGGACAACGCAATCTTGTTTTTATGGGTGGTTGTGCATTAAACTGTGCAGCCAATACAATGCTTTGGAGAATGTTTGACAATGTTTGGATTATGCCTAATCCTGGAGACGCAGGATCGTCCCTTGGTGCGGCTGCTGCGGCTTATGGAAGCCATATAAATTGGGAGAACCCATATCTTGGATATGATTTAGGTGGGGAGTATCCAGTAACAGATATCATTACTGGTTTAATTAGAGACAAGATAGTGGCAGTAGCGACTGGAAAAGCGGAATATGGTCCAAGAGCATTAGGAAATAGATCTATTTTTGCAGATCCAAGGGATCCAGACATAAAAGACAAAGTTAATCTTATTAAAAAAAGAGAATTGTTTAGGCCTTTCGCCCCAGTAGTCATGGAAGAGTATGCCCATAAATGGTTTGATATGAGATTTACATCACCATACATGCAGTATGCTGTTAAATGTTTGCAACCAGATAAAATACCATCTGTAGTTCATAAAGATGGAACGTCTAGAGTACAGACAGTAAATCAGAAACAGCATCCTGGATTATATTCTGTATTATCTAACTGGTATGCAATTTCTGGCGTTCCGATATTATTAAATACCAGTTTAAATATTAAGGGTCAGCCCTTATTAAATGATGAAAAAGATATAGAGCAATGGGAAAAACAGTATAATTTTAGAATTATTAGATAACCAAATAATGGTATAATATAGAAAAAGGAGATCAAATGAAGCATCCAATTCTTGCTAACTATCCAGGCAATATAGAAGATATTGAATGGAACTATCTTGATAAAGAAACATATATAGAGATAGAAAATATTTTTACTAAAGGGGTAAAGTTGTTTGATCCTTTTATAGTTGAAAACTTTTTTCCAGAAGACATGTTTAATGAATTAGTAGAAATTTGTACTTCTAATGATCTAACTAAAGTAGATTTTTCTCATCAAATGAATAAGTGGGAAGAGGGAGTTGACATCCCACAGAAATTTATAGATTACGCCGTAGAAAAAGTAAAGAGTTTATTAGAGATCGACGATGTAAGGTTTGGCTATCACATGTATGCACATCATCAGATTACTTCTGAAGGAAGAGTGCCAAAACTTCCACTACATATAGATTGGGCGCCAGGATCTTATATGGTAGATTTACATATAGGAGGAAACCGTGACTGGGGATTTGTTGCAAGATATGAAAATTTTATAACAAAACCAAACCAAGCAGTTATTTGTCAGCCACAATTTGACTACCATTATAGACCTTCTTGGGGAAATGATGATCCTAACGAGTATTACCAAGCATTATTTTTTCATTTAGTAAATAAAGATCATTGGTGTATACCAAGTAAGGCAAATATTTCAGAAAGAGATCCTCAACTAGAAGAAAAGTATGAGTTTGGACAGTATTTTAGAGACCTTGAAGTATTTAATGCTTTTCAAAATCAAAGAAGAAGAATATTTGATGAGCCATATTTAAAAATCACTAACGATTTAATTCAAAATGGAACTATGCCAAATATTCCGTGGGACGAAGTTCCTACTAAAGAAGATGCTGAAATACACCAAAGAAAAGGTGTAGTACCAAAGGCAAATTCTCAAGATGCTTGATTTAGAAAAAATTAAAATAGCATATAATAATGCACTATTCTTTAAATCATTAGAGAGCAGTTATCAAATAGATTTGCGTGTATCAGAAAATGCGAATACAAACACTATAGATAAGTCATTGGAAAATTTTAATAATATTATTAAGTTTTGGTCAAATGATTACAAATATGATACTCCGATTGTTATTGTTTCCACTGATGAAAATGGATATGAATTTCTTAGCGATCAACTAAGATCTTTGAATTTTGCAGATGCCATTCCAAGTCAAGAAAAATGGAACACAAATTATGGTCGTGGTGTTTTTGGATCTGGCGGTTATTCAGTGATAAATGGCAAAAAAGTGTTGCTTTATTGGCAAGTGATAGGTAGTCAAGTTGAATTTGAACACACTGGAGATTTAAAAACAGGGCCACACCTTTTTACACATTCTATACAAACTGTTATGTTTGATAATTATAAAAAAACAGCAACAGATTTTCCAGGTTGGTATGTAGAAGGTCAAGCAGATTTCGCTGCTTTAATGTCTATTTCAAATACATTTGATGAATATATAGAGCATAGGAAAAACTTTTTTAAATATGCTTTTATACCAGCAGGAGAAAGACGTAAAGAAATGAAACAGTTATCTGAGAAAGAGTGGTCAGACTCTTTAAGACTGTCTCCTCAAAAATTCAAGGGTGTACCACTAGTAGACGAATACTACACTGGATTGCTGGCTTACGAAGAAATGATGTATAAACTTACCCATAAAGATATGATGGAATTTTATAAAAGATTTGTCCGTGGCGAGCATTATGATGATCTTTTTGTATATTTCATGAGAAAAGATCCCAATAAATTTTATAGTGAACTGGGAAAAGATTTAGTAGAATTGGCAAAAACTATTCATGCATAAAAAAATATTAATAGTTATTGCTGGATACTATGAGCGTTTTCAAATAAATACTATAGAGTCTGCTATAAAAAGGGCACGTCATCCAGAAAATATTTCTTTTGCAATTTCTTATCATGAAGACCATAACATAGATACATCGCATATATCAAATAAAATTTCAAGATACGTTATCCCTAAAGGTTCTAAGGTTGGAGTTGCAAAACCAAGATCGGTATTGTGTCAATTAAAAACAGATGAAGACTTTGTGCTTTTAGTAGACTCTCATGTTATATTTATGCCAGATTGGGATATAGAAATAATAAAAGATTATGAGGACAGAGTATCTAATGCAGAAAATAAAAAAATAATTATTTCTGGAAGTTTTGGAAATAGTGTGCCAGTAAGTCATTTAAAGTATGATGTTGCACTTGAAAAATATTTTAATAATAATAACTTTTTTAATGAAAAGATTAGTAGTAAAATTTATGAATTCTATGTAGATAAGGGACAATATAAAAGCGAAGAACAAGTTTATCCAAATTACACAGAACTACTAAGAACTAGAATGCCAGGAATGACACATCATGTTAATGTTCCAGAACCAGAAGAAGGTTATCCAGAAAAAACATGTGTATTTTCAGCAGGTTTTGCTTTCTTTCCAGCAGATTGGTTTGATAAATATAAATTATCTCAAAATATATTTTTTGCTGGGGATCAAGAGGAGGCTGGCATAAATATTTATACTACTGGATATGATGTATGGATGCCCAGATATCAGTACCACATACACATGGTTGATCATAAAAAAGCATCTTTTCAATGGATAGTTTTTGAAAATAAATTATGGAATGCACACATATATATAGATGTAGAAAAAGATTTGGCTGGATTTAATTGGTTCTGTAATATTCTAAAAAATACAGAATATGATGATAATATTAAAAGAGAAAGATCAATCAAAGATTTCTTTGACTTTCATAAACTTGACTTGTCAATCTACAAGTGATATAATATAATAAAAGGAGTGATCATGGAATCAAAAAGAAAAAGCATTATTAAAACAATAACATGGCAATTTGTTCATCTTGGCTTTGTTGCAGGATTAATATATATTTTTACTAAAGAATGGGAGTATGCATCACTTGGTGCAATCGCATATCTTGCCTGGGAATCAACTGCATATTATTTACATGAAAGAGCATGGACAAAATGGGGTAGTGGAGTTAAGTAAATGACATATGTAATTACCGATGCCTGTGTAGATATTAAAGATAAATCTTGTATGGAAGAATGTCCAGTTGACTGTATATATGAAGGTGGAAGAATGTTATACATAAACCCAGAAGAATGCATAGACTGTGGAGCCTGCGAACCAGCCTGCCCAACAGATGCCATTTATTTTGATATTGATCTTCCAGAAGAAAAAAAAGATTTTGAAAGAATAAATAAAGAATTTTTTATACCTATTGGTAATTTGGGTGGCTCAAGATATTTAAAAAATAATAATCTTGACCATGAAGATATTAAGAATAGAGATTAATATGCCAGCATATGAATATGACTGCATGTCTTGTGCTACAAGATATACTAAGGTTAGGTCTATGTCTGAATCAGATCCTGGATATAGTTGTGAAACTTGCAACAAGCCCCTGGTTCGTGTATACTCTAGTATAGGAATTACTTTTAACGGTTCTGGTTTTTATAAAACTGATAATAGAAAGGTATAATTATGTTTAGTATGCTTAAGTCAAAAGAAGAAGAAGTTGTATGGCTTTTGGATGCCAACGATAGATGTGATCGTTGTGCAGCACAAGCGTATGTAAAGATTATTGGCAAAAACAGTATGGATCTTTTATTTTGTGGACATCACTATAATAAGGCTATGGACAACGCTGTTGGCTATAACAATATGATGAAGTTTGCGGTTGATATTATAGATGAAAGAGCAAGGCTGGACGAGAGTCGTACAGTCGGAGACTCTTACTAATGCAAAAAATATTAGTAACAATTGCAGGATATTATGAACGCTTTCAAATAAATACAATAGAGTCATGTCTTAAAAGAGCAAAGTATCCAGATAGAATTTCTTTTGCAATTGCTCATCACGAAGATCATACGGTAGATACCTCTCATCTAAATACAAGAATTAATAGGTACATCATTCCCAAAGGTGATAAGGTAGGGGTTCAAAAACCAAAAAATATTTTGTCAAAAATGATTCAAGATGAAGATTTTGTTCTTTCTATAGATTCTCATGTTATTATGATGCAAGATTGGGATGAAGAATTAATTAAAGATTATGAAGATAGAGTTAACTCTGCCGAAAATAAAAATATAGTTATCTCTGGAAACTTTGGTAATTCAGTTCAAGTAGGAGATTTAGAGTATGACTATTGTTTACAAGAATATTTTAACAATGATAATTTTTTCAATGAAAAAATACCAAACTCTGTAGAAGAGTTTATTATAGACGGAGACATGAGAACTTGGGAAAGTGTTGGGGACCAAGATTATTATCAGGTAATACTTAACTCAATACCGTTTTTAACTCATGGTCATGGAGACAATGTTCGGCAATTAAACAATATATATTCTGGTAATTTTTCTTTTTATCCAAAATCTTGGTTTGAAAAATATAATTTTTCAGAAAAGATATTTTTTGCAGGTGATCAACCAGAAACTGCAATGAATATTTATACAAGCGGATATGATATATGGATGCCAAGGTATAAGTATCATATTCATATGGTAGATCATTCCAGCACAAGGCCAGGAGTTTCTTTTGAGTATGATGGGAAAACATTCTATGCAAATAGATATTTTGATATAAATAAAGATATTGCTGGTAGAGATTGGTTTTTATATGTTATTAATAATGGGTATGAAGACGATAGGCCAAGAACCGTAGATCAATTCTTTGAGTTCTTTAATTTAAATAAGGAGATATATAAAAATGTACGAGTATAGAGTTAAAAAAATTACAGGTGTTGTAGATGGAGACACAATTGATGTAGACATCGATCTTGGATTTAACGTTTCATTTTCACAAAGAGTAAGGCTTGCTGGAATCGATACGCCAGAATCACGAACATCAGATAAGGCTGAAAAAGTTCTTGGACTTGAGTCAAAAGAATACTTAAAGTCAAAATTAAAAGATGCTAAGAGTGTTGTTATTAAAACAGAAAAACCAGATTCTTCAGAAAAGTATGGCCGTATTTTAGGATGGTTATATGTAGATGAAAATACAATTTCAATTAATGATCAAATGATTGAAGATGGTTATGCTTGGGGCTATTTAGGAGAGACTAAGATTAAAGATTTTTCTGCACTTGCTGCACAAAGAGAAAAAGCAAAGTTACGTGGATCCAAAAAGTGAGGCAATGATTGAGCATCTTTTAATTCAGGGTGCTATAGAAATATCTGGGTTAGATGTTGATGGAGAGATGACTTATTCTATTACAGATAAGTTGCAATCAGTTAACCCAATGCTGTATAATGAATTAAAAGATCAGTTTGAATCACACATGTTCAGATTAATAGAGCAAGGTCCAAAAACAATGAATTGGAGAATAAATGTCAGATGAAACTGATAAGGTTTTAGAAAATCTTATACTTAGTGGAGCGTTAGAGCCAGCAGGGTTAGATATAGAAACTGGGGAGTTTTTATATACCTTTACTAATAAATTAGAGGCTGTGTCCCCTATGCTTCATAATGAAATGACCAATTATTTTCATCAAGAGATGATGTCTTTGTGGCAGTTAGGATTTATTAATATGGATATAACTGATGACAATCCTACAGTATCTCTAAATCCAAAGGCATTTGACGAAGATGCCATAAAATCATTAACAAAAGATCAGGTTTACTCTTTAAAGGAGATTCTAAGAATACTGAAACAAAAGTAGTATAATTGTTATAGGTGATTCTATGGAATATTTTACTGGGTCGTTTATAACATTTGTATTGATTTTTTTATTTGGCTATTATAAAAGTAAGAAAAAAATAATAGTAAAAGAAAAAATACAATATACGCAAAGTAGTATTTTAAATACCATAATTACAAAAACTAAATATACACCAATAAGTTTAAATATAAACAAGCCTAA